CACATCCAGCGCGGTGCTGTATGACTTGACGCTCAAGTTCATGCCGTTGCCGGCGCTGCTGATATTTTGCCATACAGAACCTGTAGGGCGTCCACCGTTGGTATCGGTGGTTCTCCAACGTGGTTGTTGATAACTGTAGGCTGGCAAATAGTCAGGTGCCAAATATTGACCAGCAGTAACACCCAGAGCTGTCAACAATGCTGCGCCAGCGGTAGGGCCAGCAGCAACTACAATAAAACCCTCACCACTAAGTGTTGACCCGTCTGCCCCAGCAGTAGAATCGGCGTACAGGTACAACTGATTTGATACGTTGCGAGCAGTAACGCCTGTGATAGCAGCAGCATTGATCACTGACACAAGTCCTGCCACAGTGTTGGTAGCACCAACTGTGACCAAGTTGTCATTGATAAGCATGCTTGCGCCCACTGTCAGCGTGGTAGGAGCATTGGCACCTACTAGTGTGGGCCAGGCAGTTTTCCAGTCATTGCTGCCCACCTGCACCCAGACGTTTTGATAATTTTTGTAGTAGCCATACACATACTGATCAATTGCTACAACTGCATAGTCACCAATACTACCATATGATCCTACTGGAGTATTGTCAGCAATGGGATCGTTACCGTTGCCACCTACCACGTCTGCTGTACTAGTGATCACTGCAGGAATCTGATTGGTAAATGTTGCTGTGGTTTGATTCCACTCAAAAATACCCCAGGTGCTGATACCAGAATCCAACCAGTATGTGCCATTAGCAGGGTCACCTGTGGGGCGAGTCAAGCTGGCTGTGAGAGCTGTCAAATCAACATCAGCACGTTGAATGTACGCACGGTTGGTAACACCCAGAGCCGAGTAAGCTGCAAGCAGACCATATTCGTTGAGTTCGTAGCCATTGATTGGAGTGCCTGTTGTGGTGTTGTAAAAGAACGGTACACCAAATGTAGCAGCCAGATCACGCTGACTAGTAATAAGATACGTTTTGTTGGCGTTGGCTGCAAGGGTACCTGCTGCTACAGTGATGCCGTCACTGGATACTTTGTTCTGTGCTGTGGCAATCATAAAGTACGGAACTGTATTGACTGCTGATGGGATGTATTGACTCTCGTCAATAACTGTTACTTCTACGCCGGGGCTAACTAGGGCCATTGTTATTCTCCTAAAATTTTATCAACTATTTGCTTGCAGATACACGATGTACCCATGCAATCGCATACTGATATTTATAGGTATATCCAAAAAAGTGGTATCTACAGCAGCCTTTGGCAAAGGCCCAGTATAAATATCCAATGCAAAGACCCAGATGTAAAGCCTGTGATCAACGACCGTGTGCTGTCAACTACTATCGTGACGGTATAGCACACTATCGAACAAGATGTGAGACCTGTGCCAGAAAAGGAAAAGGGATCAAAAGTAGAAAACCACGCTGGGAAACAGCAGGCTACAAGAAAAAACCCGCATGTGACAAATGCGGGTTTAGGGCCAAGCACTCAAGTCAGCTGTTGGTGCTGCATGCTGATGGCAATCTCAACAATACTGAACTTCGTAACTTGAAAACTGTTTGTTTGAATTGCGCTGCGGATCTGCGACGCACGGATTCTATTTGGCGTCCAGGTGATCTTGAACCAGACGTGTGACCTGCTCATACAGGTGATCTAGTGTGGAATTGTTGTCTAGCACAGCATCAAAATTGGTGCCGGCCCAGGCATATTCGCTGGCATGAATTTTACTACGTTCCAGCTTGCCTTTGCTGATACTCCAGCTAGAGTTGCCGTCGGGTCCGCGATTTACGCTTACTGCTGCATCATACCAGGCAGGTTCTGGTCCACGTGTGACTCGCACCACAATACCGCCTGCTGCCTTGATTGACTTGATTTCGTTGGGAAACCTGCAGTCACTGATCACAATATCGTCTGTGGAGTTTCGCAATTTGTTTTCCAAGCTGGCAATCCAGATGTCATCATGAAAACCTTGTCTACAAACTTCTGTGCCCCAGTATTGCAGCACCCAGCGTGGAGTTAGTTTGGGCATTTTCAAACGTTCTGCCCACCATGGATCCACTTGTTCACGCCATTCACGGGCTTGTTTGGTACGCCCTTCCAGCAGTTCTCGATTCCATCCAAACACATGGCTCACAGCGTCTTTGAGTGTGTTGGCAAAACTTTCTCTACGGAATTGATGTATGTTAACAAGATAATCTGCAATGGTATCTTTGCCACTTGAAATAAATCCCACAACTCCTATGATCATTTTAGTTCCTTTACGTTGAGATGTTTTAGTGTGGCTTGCAGCATGCCAATTTGACGGCGGCAGTCCTCCAGTGCATGGTGTGAGGTAGACGGGATAGGCTGGTCAGGCCACAAACTAAACACTGTTCTTGAGTCTCTTACCTGAAAATATTTCCAGGGCAAAGGCTTGTTATAACTCTTGTAGGCATGCTCAAGAATGTTCATGTCATATGTGGGACCTTGACTCCAGATCAGTTTTGAGTGCCAGATCATTTTGGCCAATTCGTCTAGTGCCTGGTCCAGGGGAATACGGTCTTGTTCGTTGAACGCTTCTTCGCGGGCATGGTCGGGTTGAGTAGCCCACCATGCAATTGTGCCGTTATCGATAGCACGATTTTCCTGACTTTCTAAAGTGACTCTAGCATAGTAATGTTTGTCGTACCAGCCCGTGCCAAACGGATCAAACGTTTGAGCAGCAATAGTCAAAATAGTTGTGTCCGGCCCTGTTGCAAGGCCTTCAAGGTCAATCATAAGATGCATTTAATGATTGTAACAGAACTGCAATAGTTTGTCGAGTAGGGGTTATCCAATAACCCAGGTAATTGGCTGTGAACCATCTACATAGTTTGTCAATTCTAGTATTTTGGCATCCATCTGAGCCTGTGCTTCAGTTTTCATGGCTGCACCATTCAAGCTGCCACCACCTTGTGGTCCGGCAATTGTTGAGAATTTTTCACGGGCTTCACCAATGATCATTTTGCAAACAGCAGTCATGTAGTCTTTGATCCATTGTTGGATTTGATAATCTTGCAGCAGGTTCACTTCGGGCTTGAGTTGGTACACCCATATCAGCACATTCTCACCAGACCCTTTGGGATCTCTAACCAGTTGTATTTTTTTGGTCACTGGATTCCAGGTGTAGTTCATGTAGCCGCCAAACATACGTGCAGCCAGTTCCACATACTGTGTGTAAAAGTCATAGGTGGCCAGGCCGCCACTGACATTGAAATTCATCAAGTACACATTCATACTGGCCTGTGAAAACGGATCAAAGTTTGATGCAAACGGACCGCTGGAATCACCAAATGTTCGACGAAATATCTGACGCACACTCACAACTTCTTGCGGCAAGGTATAGATGTTCATGTCTCGAATCAGTTCCATGAAAATGTACGCTTCTTCATAGGCATAGTTGGCTCGTTGACGATACACGCCAATGGTGCGTTGATACGCTGCTTCGTAGTGAGCCGGGTCCAGCTCAAGATCAATGATCTGATCGCCCAGCATCAGTTTGCAATAATCTATTAGATTTTGTTTTAGCTCGGGCAGGGTATTTTCTGACATAAAGGAAACTCCAGTTCCTATATTTATTCAAGCTGCGCTATCACACCTGGAAGCCACTGTGCAAAATCACCAGGCCATTGTGCTCGCATTGTGGCCAGGCGCTGCTGATTGTGTTTGGCTGCTTGTGTACATCTTGCTGCCAGCACAATTGCATCAATCTGCTGGATTCTGTGATAATTGGCCATGCTGGTTGAGATATAATTTGTTATTTTGTTGCGGCCAGGCCAGTTATCCTGCACACATTGATCGTATGAATGGTCCACAATATCTGACATGACATCAAATCCCAGATCCACCAGATGCTGTACCGCCCCACGGGCCGCAAACACTGCCCAGGGTGCTGGCGTAACCAGCGCCCGGAATATTTTTTCACTAAACGTTATAGTGGTGTTGCCTGCATAAGTTTCAATTACTAGATTCAAGTATGCATCTAAATTAGCTTGTTCAACTGTAAGACTGTGAGTAAGCAAGGGCAAAGAATTTAACACAGCGTCCCAGTGTTGGTTGTACATTCCTGTATAATATTCAGCCAGTGGTTGCCAATGTTTCACAAAATTTCTTTGTAGATCCTGTACAGTATTATTAACGTCAGATGGATCTTTTGCGTTGAAGTTGACAAGATCCTGCTGCTGCACTGCATCAAGTCCATGGCTTTGTGCAATCAGTTCAAACAGTATCAATTGTCTTTGTGAGTCAAGGCGATTTACTGACAAATGAAACCTGTGAGATGGCGTAAAATTTTTTGGGGCAGGGCAGTAAGAAAATATTCCAAAATAACTAACAGGCGTGCGAAGCACAGTGTATTGTGTATTGCAGGTGATCAAATTATCTGTTATCACAACTGTGTCAGACTCAAACCAATTGTCAGGAGATTTTGATATGTCTGCGTTGCAAACAAAAAAATCGTCTGCCAGGCACACAATTGCTGTTTTGTTATTTCTAGTCCAGATTCTCCGGCCTGGGTCCGCCGTTGAGTATCCTAGATTACTTAGAATACTAGCAAAGAAATTGGCCAACACAGACTCATGCTGCATGCATTGGCTTTGTACAAATACTTCACCTTGTTGAGTCTGATAAAATGCGTGTTGGAACATTGTTACAGGCCTTTACGTACAGGAGAGATTGCAAAGGTTTTCTTGATTACCGGGCAGAACTTGCACTGTGCAATTGGATTGTCTAGATTTGCTAGAAATTCTTCATGATATTCACTAAAATTGTCCACTGACAAAGGCTGGTAAGAATTCAGCAGTAGTCGATCCTGATCACTTATGTCCAGGGGGTGTTGTTGATCAAACTCAGGTAACAAAGCAGCGGGACCGCACTTGTACAATTTCCCTCGTATAAAATGATAGGATTTGTACAGTACAAATGTGCAAGCATTGTGTGCCAGTTGCGGATCATTATCAAACAAGGTGTAACGCCCTGATGCGGATGTTTGTATAGTTGATGTGTCAAACTTGTTTTGATAATAGACATTTATAAACACACCATTGTGGTCAGAGTACTGGTAATCTGCACCCCATAAGTCGGGGCGGTGAGTGTTTTGCTGCACTGTACCGCTCATGAACTCATGAATGTTTTGTTGCAACATCTCTAGATCATCTAGATTGTGCAGGCTTATGGCAATACTGTTCCTTATGCCATTTCTGGGGCGAGCATGGGCAATGGCATCATACAAGCCTTTGACTTGATTTAGGCGGGTGCCATTGGTCAAAATTTGCACAGCAATTCCAAACGCATCATTGAGTCCATGGATCCAGGGCACAATGTCCGGATTCAACAAGGGCTCGCCACCCAGTATTGTGATTGCTTTTAGATCAATCAGCTTGGCCCATTGTTGGTACTCAGCAGCATGATCACTCCAGCGTTGCCAACCTTTGAAATCAAAATTGTTAAATCGATTGCATTGTTCACAAGTTAGATTGCAAACGTTAGTTATGTAGACCTCTATTTTGTTAAACACAGGTCTGTGAGGATTATTCATCCCATATTTACCAGGCCTTCAGTACCACCAGGTTTTCAGTTCCTCGTCCGTTAAACTGTGTCTCTGTGGTGGTTAGATCTTTGTAGATTTTTCTAGCAGCCGGCTTGCCTGCTGCCTGCAT